CTTAGAATTATTAAACATGGCTACAGTTCTATCGGGTACTTCAGGAGCTTTATTTTATTCTCCTGCTGGTACAAGCGTAACAACTCTTGCAGCTTCCGCATTTCCTTCCTCTGGAGCAAATATTACAGTTGGTGCAAATCTTGGTTTTCAAGTTGGTGATGCAGTAACTCTTACTTATCCATCTGGATCAACAACAACAAATGCTATTACTGCTGGTGCAAAGTTTGTAAAGACATATGATTCATCTACAGGTGTTTTAACTTTATCTGCAACAAACGGTGGAGCAGCTTTAACAGCTTCCGCAGCACCTTCAGGTTTTGGATCAAACTTTGCAAGCATTGTTTTTACAGCACCTCAAGTTGTAGGTAATGTAAGAGAATGGAGTTTTGAAATAACAAGAGCAGAAATTGATGTTACTGAAATTGGTCAGACATTAACAAATACTGTTCCATTCAGAACATTTATCTCTGGATTTGCTGATGGAAGTGGTTCCGCTAGTGTTTATTCAACAGATGATGATACAAACTTAGCTACAAGATTAGTAAAAGATGTTCTTCTTCGTATTCAAAGTGGTGCAAAGATGAAGCTTTATATTGACCGTGTTTTAAGTGGTGGTAGTGTTGATGATACTGCAAGTAGATCAATTACTGCTGATGTTATTCTTACTTCTGCAAGTTTCAACGTAAACCCAGATGACGGACAGTTAGTTGAGATTGCATTTAGACCAAGCACCGCACCTGAGTTTGACCTATCCAAGACATAATACTATACTAATAGTTATTAATTATTATGAACCTCGGTTAATCCGAGGTTTTTTATTACATAATGAACTACAATAATAAAAATAATAAAAAATTTATGGCAACTTTAAATGCTCTTGAGAGGCTAAAAAAAGCAGCAAACTTAGAACCAATCCGAAAAGAAGTAACTTTATCTGACAATTCTATCTTTGAAATGTATGTTACCCCACTAACAATGGCAGAACGTGAAAGAGCACAAAAACAAGCAAGAAGCGATGATACAAATGCTTTTGCTTTGCAGTTACTTATTAATAAAGCTCTTGATGAAAATGGAGTAAAGATGTTCAACGCAGGGGAAGTGGATATTTTAAAAAACGAAGTAAAGGACAGCGATCTTCAAGCCTTAATGCTCGCAGTAATAAATGCAGAGGAGGACGAGCCTATTGACCCAAAATCCTAGCGAACCAGTTAAGAAAAGATAACTGGATGATGCTTAAGTTTGGGGTAGCAAAAGAATTAGGCAAAACGCTCCATGAAATAGGCAATATGACCGAGACAGAGCTAATCGGCTGGAGTGCTTATTTTCAAGTAATAAACGAAGAACAGGAAAAAGAATTTAATAAAATTAAACGCAGAAGATAGTGCTAACCAAAGTATTTAATGTAAACTAGAATAAATATTTCTTTTTGGATCGTGGCTTATAGTGCTGAGATAGATGTAAAAGTACGGAATCTTGGTTCTATAAATCAGTTAGAGCAAAAGTTAAGCAGCATAAGTAAAAGTGTAAATGCAATAAACAAAAAACGATTAGGAGGCGGTGCTTCAGGAGGCGGTGGAGGAGGTGGTTCTTCAGCTAATCCAGATAAAGAAGAATTAGCGGTTTTAAAACTCCGAAATACAGCGTTAACACAAGTTAATAGGGGGTTAAGAGCACAAAATAAATTAAAGGGAGAGGGTTTAAAACTTGAACAAGCTATTAAGGATTTAGAAGGTATTGGGTCTAAGTCAAATTTTGATGATTTAGATGCTACACGAAAAGAGATTGAAGAAAATAAAAAAATATTAATTCAGACTGAAGAAAGGCTAATTGATGAAAAGAGGATAACTACCGAGGTAGAAAAAAGAGCAAAATTTTTAAAAGGAGCACCTACGGGATTTAAAGCAGATCAGTTTGGACCTCAACAAGCTCCAACTAAAGGTGCTGGTCAGGCAGCAATGAGTATCGACACCCGTACTAAGCAATCTGACAAAAGATTGCGTATAGAGTTGAAGTTGAGAGAGTTAGAAGCTAAAGGAGTTAATACTGCAAAGCTACGAGGAAAGATGGGCGAGCTTGTAGACGCTCAAAATCGTAAAGCATTTGGAGATGTAAAGCAAATAAATAGAGAAATCGGAAGGGGCATAGCAAAAGAACAAAGCAAGCTTAAAATATTACAGCTTCAAAACAAACAAAGGGCTGAAGAAATTAAATCAAGTGCAAAAATGGAAGCTATAAGACAGGGAAATTTTGCGGGATCTGGCCCAGGAGTGTTTGGCCCACAGCCTAGAAAATCATTTAGAGAAAGGATAGGAGCAACAAGAGGATTTGATACTCAGAGTGCGTTGATAAGTGGTGCGTTTCCTCTGTTATTTGGGCAAGGTCCAATAGGTGCGGTAGCTGGTGGTCTTGGTGGTGGTATAGGTGGAATGTTCGGAACAATGGGTGGATTTGCAGGAGGTATTGCAGCCACAGCACTTGTACAACAAATACAAAGTGCTATCAGTGCTATAGGAGAATTAGGTAGAGCACTTGGACCTTTTGCCCGTGATACTAAGGCAGTAACATCAGCATTGGGATTACAGGGGTCTGCCCAAGAAGCTCAACTTCAACTTATAGAACAAACACAAGGAAAGACAGCAGCATTTAACGCAGCCATGAATTTTATGGCTACACAAATTGGGCAAGAAGGTGTAAATTCACTAAAAAGATTTGGGGAGAACTCAAGACGTATAACTGCTTCATTGACATTGGCGACTACAAAATTTCAGGCATTTGGAGCTTCATTATTAAACTTTATCTTACGAATATCTGGTGCAGAAAAACAACTTAGAAAAGCAGAACAGGAAAGAACTATAAGTTTTGCAGCTTCTAGGGGAGATGAAACAGCAAAGTCTATACTAGCTGAACAAAAAAGAATAGATGCCCTGCCGTCAGAAACAGTTATAGTTCCTACACCTGGCCCATTTGGTGGTATCGTTGGAATACCTAAAGAGATTCGTAGTAAAGAAGCTAAAGATGCACAAGAGGTTTTAGATAAAAGAAGAGCACTGTTTACCGTAAGAGAAAACGAAAGAATAAATTTAGCTAAAATAAACAGTGAACAAGGTGCTCATGTACAAACACTAGAAGAAGAATTTGCATTAGTAAATAGAGTAAATGAATTAGTAAAAGAGGGTAATGAAAAAGGTTTAGCCCAAAAATTAGCAAAAAATGAACAAATAAATAAAAAAGCTATAGAAAATATAAACATAAGACAAGATGAAGTTAAACGAGAACTAGAAGGACTCGATAAAATAAAAAATAAGAATGACGAACAAAAACTTGCAGTTGATGAGCTCAAAGAGAAACAAAAATTCTTAACAGAGGAGTTAGAAAAACAACCTGGGATACTAGACGATATGAATGATAAAACTAAATCCTTACATAGTGAGGTGGATAAAGTAACGGAAGCTTTTAAAGAACTTAGCGTAACAATAGGTGAGGATATTAAAAACGGTATTAAGGGATTAATCAAAGGAACATCTACCCTGTCTGATCTTCTTAATAATGTCGCTGATAAGTTTTTAGACGTAGCTCTCAACCAAGCATTATTCGGTGATATCCTTGGATCGAGCGGTCCAAAAAAAGGTGGTTTATTAGGATTTTTAGGTTTTGCAGATGGTGGCAGACCTCCTGTTAACAGACCCTCAATAGTAGGAGAGAAAGGTCCAGAGCTTTTTGTTCCTAGTAGATCAGGTAAAATTATTCCTAACAATAAACTTGGTAGTGGTGGTAATACAAGTGTTACTGTTAATGTAGATGCTTCTGGTAGTTCAGTAGAAGGTGATGAGTCTAACTCTGAACAGTTAGGACGATTAATCGGTGCTGCTATTCAAGCAGAACTAATTAAAGAAAAAAGACCTGGAGGTTTACTTTCATAATGGCTACTTTTCCTAATTACAACCCTATCTTTCCTGCTACCAAATCAATTAATCCAGGAACAAGAGTTGCTCAATTTAATGATGGCTACCAACACAGAATATCTTTTGGGTTAAATCAAAACCCTCAAACATGGAACTTAACTTTTAATTTGGACGAAGAAGATACATTAGAAGTAGAAACTTTTTTAAATGCACGGGTTGATGATTCAGAATCATTTGATTGGTCACCTCCTGATTCTGCCCTTACCTTTAAATGGGTTGCTACCCCTTACACGAAAGAATTATTTCAACCAGGTCGAAATATTATAAGAGTAACTTTCCGACAAGTATTTGAACCTTAATGACCAGCCCCGTATCTGAACTACAGAAAATAAGTCCTAGTAATATTATCGAACTGTTTCAGCTTGAATTGATAACAGCTATACATGGTTCTAATACTAAGTTTTATTTTCATAATGGTGTAAATACTAATGAAAATTCAGACTTAATTTTTGACGGTAATCAATATACAAGGATGCCAATACAAGCTACTGGTTTTGATCTTTCTTCTAAAAAATTACCTAGACCTCGATTAGTTATTTCTAATACTTTAGGTACTTTTACAACTTTAATATTAACTTTACCTCAAGGATTAGAAGGAGCAAAAGTTACTAGAATCAGAACTTTAAGAAGGTATATTGATAATATTAATTTTACTGGTGGTGATATTCTGCTAGAAGATGGTAATTTTTTACTACAGGAAAATGGAAGTGTTATTGATATGGAATCTGGTTTGAATCCATTTGGCACACCTGATCCCACAGCTACATTTTCTACTAAAGTATTTTCTATCGACAGAAAAGTTACAGAAAATAGAAGCATAATAGAATTTGAATTAAGTGCTAATTTTGATCTTGACGGAGTTCGTTTACCCAAACGTCAGGTATTACCACAGGACTTTCCTGGTGTTGGATCGTTCTTTGCATGATGTGGCAAGATAAAGCGTTAGAACACGCAATACAAGAAGAGCCAAGAGAATCTTGCGGTCTTTTAGTAATTAAAAAAGGTAAAGAAATTTATTATCCTTGTAAAAATTTAGCTTTTGATCCTTCCGATCAATTTATTATTGATGCTGATGATTGGGTAAGAGTAGAAGATGAAGGGGGAGAAATAGTTGCTGTTGTACATAGTCATCCTGTTACAAGTCCAAAACCAAGTGAAGCTGATAAAGTCGCTTGTGAAAAGTCAGGACTTAAATGGTGGATCGTTCAACCTAGTTTAAAGCAATGGGAATCTTTTGAACCTTGTGGATATAAAGCACCATTAATAGGAAGAAAATGGGTATGGGGTGTAACTGATTGTTGGAGTTTATGCAGAGATTGGTATAAAGAAGAATTAGGAATAGAACTTATAGATTGGATCAGACCAAACGATCCAGAGGATTTTATAAAAAATCCAATGTTTGTAGATTGTTTTGCAAAAACAGGTTTTAGAGAATTAAAACAAGAAGAGGATTTAGAAAAAGGAGATTTATTATTAATGTCAATAAGTAGTAGCGGTTTAAATCATATTGGTGTTTACTTAGGAGAGCAAACCGTTTTACATCATTTGCAAAATAGATTATCAAGTCGTGATTTATTAGATGAATGGTTGCTAAAATGCACAGGTAAAAGGATTCGTTATGCTGCGTAAAATTAAGCTATACGGAGAACTTGCAAAGTTTGTAGGTCAAAAAACTTTTGAAGCAGAGGTTTCTACTGCTGCACAAGCAATAAAATTTCTGCTTGTTAATTTTCCAAAAGTTGAAAAACATATTTCTGATAGACATTACAAAATAACAGTTGGCACATGGGAGTTGGGAGAAAAAGAATTAACTTACCCAAGTGGTCCTGAAACAATAAAAATTATTCCTGTTGTTGGGGGTGCAGGAGGTAGAGGCACAGGTCGTTTTATTTTAGGCACAATTATGATTGGAGCAGCAATAGCTTTCCCAGGAGCACTTTTGGGACCTGGTGGGTTCTCTGCTGCTAAAGGATATGGTGCTTTTCAAGCGGTCGTAGGAAATGTTGGTATAGCTTTAGCTTTAGGTGGTTTATCTCAAATGCTTACTCCTGTTCCGCCTATTGAAGAAAATGAACAAGATCCTAGATTATCATTTAACTTTAGTGGTATTCAAAATACAAGTCGTGCTGGTGTAGCTGTACCTGTTATTTATGGACAAGTTATTACTGGATCAATTACGGTATCAGCTAATATTGAAAATGAGCAGGTAGAAGTATGAGTAAAATTATTGGATCTGGCGGTTTCGGTGGCAAAGGTGGAGGAGGTGGTGGTGGTTCACCTCAAGAAGCTAAAGATAATTTAGATTCTAAATCGTTTGCTAGAGTTCTTGATCTTATTGGAGAGGGAGAAATAGGTGGTTTAGTTGATGGTGCTAAATCTATATTTTTAAATAACACTCCATTACAAGCAAGTGATGGGTCATTTAATTTTAAGGATGTTACTTTTGAAGCACGAACTGGCACATCAAATCAAACAACAATACCGATTACAAGAGATGTTTCTCAAACAAAATCTACTGGATTCTCAACTGTCTTAAAAGCTAGTCCAAAAATTATTCAAATTACAGATTCAGATGTAGATGCTGTTTCAATTCAAATAACTGTTCCATCTTTACAAAAATTAAGTGATGAAGGAGACATTTTTGGAACGTCAGTAGAATTACAAATTGCTGTTCAATATCAGGGAGGTTCATATCAACCTGTGGTTTCTGATAATAAAGGTACAATTTCTGGTAGAACTCCTGATACATATATAAGAGATTATTTAATAAATTTAACTGGAGCTTTTCCTGTCAATATTAAAGTTACTCGTATAACACCAGATAGTACTTCAAGTAAATTAGCAAATGCTTTTCAATTTAATAGTTATGTTGAAATTAAATACGATAATTTAACGTATCCAAACTCAGCATTAGTTGGTTTAAAAGTAGATGCGGAACAATTTAGCTCGATACCAAGTAGAAAATATCTAATAAATGGTATAAAAGTAAAAATTCCACACAACGCAACTGTTCGTGCCGATGGTAGTTTGGAATATACAGGTACATTTAATGGAACGCTTGGGGCAGCACAATTCACAAATGATCCTGCGTGGTGCTTATTTGATTTACTTACTAGCTCTAGGTATGGATTAGGAGATCATTTAGTAGAAGCTGATTTAGATAAATTTAGTTTTTTTGCTGCCAGTCAATATGCAAGTGCTCAAATAGATGATGGAACAGGAACAGGTCAAACAGAACCTAGATTTAGTTGTAATGTTTCTATTCAAAATCAACAAGAAGCTTATAACGTAATTAATCAAATGTGCTCTGTTTTTAGAGCTATGCCTTATTACCAAGCTGGAAGTTTAACTGTATCTCAAGATTCACCAAAAGATCCTAGTTATTTGTTTACTCTTGCTAATGTTATGCCACCAGGTTTTACATATTCAAATGCAAGTCAAAGACAAAGACCTACAGTAGTCGTAGCTAAATATTTGGATTTAGAATTAAGAGATGTAAATTATGTAGAAGAAATTGATACTGCGAATCAAGCACGATATGGTTCAGTAATTAAAAATATTAATGCTTTTGCCTGTACATCAAGAGGTCAAGCTGCACGATTAGCAAAATGGGTTCTTTACATGAGTAATGTGGAACGTGAAGTATGTTCATTTACTGTTTCTATTGATTCTGGAGTAGTTGTAAGACCCGGACAAATTATTGAAATAGCTGATCCTGTTCGTAGTGGAGAAAGAAGAGGAGGTCGTATTGCTAGTGCTACTACCAATTCTGTAACAGTAGATGATGCAACAGGTTTGACTGTAAAAAGTGGAGCAACTTTGTCTGCAATATTACCTGATGGAACAATAGAAAGTAAAACTGTTTCTGGGATTACTAATAAAGTTTTTAGTTTAGGACAACATTTTTCTACAGCACCTAATGTTAATAGTGTTTGGGTTTATGAAACTAATGATATTTTAACGTCAACATGGAGAATCCTTGAAATAGTAGAACAAAATAGGACTGATTATACGATTACTGCTAGTGAATATAATGTTGGTAAATATAATCATATTGAAAGTGGTATAGCTTTACCCGTTAGAGATGTAACTAATTTAGATGTTCCACCTGCTGCTCCAACTTTAGTAACAGGAGAAGAAATTATTTATGAAAATACAGGAATTGCAAGAGTAAAAATTATAGTAAGTTGGACAACAACTTCGGATACTGTTTATATACGTTTTAGATTACAAGATGGTAACTACACATCAAGAACTGTTGAAAATTCAAAAAGCTTTGAGATTTTAGATACGATTGCTGGTAATTATGAAATTGAAGTATTTAGTGTCAGTTCTTCTGGTTTAAGGTCTGTACAACCTGCAAAACTTGTAACAGGTAATGGTAATTTTTTCGTAGCAAATGGTAAAACTGCTCCTCCATCAAATGTTAGTGGTGTTAGTTTGTTACCTATAGATGAAACAAGTGCAATATTAAGTTGGAATCGTGCCACAGAACTTGATGTGTTGTTGGGAGGAAA